GAGCAGACCGAGAAGCTGGCCGAATGGTCAGCCTGGTACTCCGGTGACCCCACCGAGCTGGGCACCTTCTACGGGCACCGCAACGGCGCCCCGGTGAACACCAACCAGCTGCGCGGTGGCGTGGTCGGCAAGCTGGCCCGCTGGTGGTGGGGTGTGCCCGCGTCCACCGGTGAGCAGGCCGCGAAGCTGCATGTTCCGTTGGCTGCCGACATCTGCGGCACGTCGGCCGATCTGCTGTTCTCCGAGCCGGTCGGCCTGACCAGCGACGACACCAAGGTCTCTGCATTCCTCGCTGATCTGCGCGAGGACGGCCTGGACACGGTGCTGCACGAGTCGGCCGAGGTTGCTGCCGCCATGTCTGGTGTGTACCTGCGCACCGTGTGGGACCAGAAGCTGTCCCCGCGCCCGTGGACCGAGGCTGCACACCCCGATGGTGCTATCCCCACGTTCCGGGGCGGCCGGCTCGCCACGGTCACGCTGTGGTCGGAGCTGCCGAAGATCACCGATGGTGTGGTGCATCGACTGCTTGAGCGGCACGAGGTTGGGGTGATCGAGTACGGCCTGTACGCCGGCACCGCGTCGAACCTTGGCACCCGTGTGCCGCTGGCCGAGCACCCGGAAGCGGCACACCTGGCCGAACGGGTCAACGAGGACGGCCAACAGCCCACCGGGCTGACCCGCCTCGCGGTGGTGTACGTGCCGAACATGCGCCCGAACAGGCTGTTCCGCCACTCCCCCGAGGGCCGTTCGGACCTGCAGGGTGTCGAGCCGTGGCTGGACGCACTGGACGAGGCGTACAGCAGCTGGTGGCGCGACATCCGCCACGCCAAGTCCCGCATTCACATGCCGGCGTCGATGCTGGACAGCATGGGTCCGGGTCAGGCTGCCATCGCTGATGTGGACCGGGAGGTGTACGTCCCCGTCGAGGGTGTCTTGGCGTCGGCCAGCAACAGCCTGTCGGACTCCATTGACGTGCAGCAGTTCAAAATCCGGGTGGAGGAACACCGCGCCACCTGCGAGTTCTGGACTGAGAAGATCATCGAATCCGCCGGGTACTCCACACAGTCCCTGAGCGGTGACGGCGACAAGACGGCCACCGAGGTGCGCGCACACCAGAACCGGTCCTACATGACCCGCGGCAAAAAGGTCCGGTACTGGACCAAGGCGCTGCGTGAACACCTCGCGGTGCAGCTCGAGGTTGCGGCGTTGCTGAACGTCGATGGCGTCAAGGGTGACGCCGATATCAAGGTCGAGTTCCCTGACGGTGTGCAGGACTCCACCCTGGTGTTGGCGCAGACCGCGCAGGCGTTGCGGAACGCTGAGGCTGCGTCGACCAAGACGCGGGTTGCGATGCTGCACCCGGATTGGGACAGCAAGCAGGTGGACGCCGAGGTGGCGTTGATCCTGTCGGAGTCGGCTGCTGAGCCTGTCCCGGTGCCCGGCGATGCAGGGTTCTGACGACGCGACCGAATACCGGTCGCATGTTCTCGACATCTACGGCGCGCACCTGCACGTGGCCACCAACCATGAGCAGTGGAAAGCGCTCAGGGGCCGGGTCAAGAAACTGCCTAAGCAGGCCGACTCGCTGGGGCTGACGTGCATTCGGACCATGGTCACACCGGATGACCGGCATATCCCGGTGCTGGCGTTCTACGTGGACGCACTGGCGCACCGGGAGGACGTGGTGGAACTGGTCGACACCTGCGCACACGAGGCGGCACACGGGGCCGGGATGCTGCTGGACCACATCGGCCAGCCCTACGCCGGCACCCCGGAACACCACGCCTACTTGGTGGGTTGGCTGGCCCGGTGGCTGTTCGACGCTGCTACCGCGTGACCACAGAACATGCACCAACCGGTGGGGCGTCCGTACACTCAGATGCCCCACCGGAACGGCAGGGAGGACACGCGCATGCCAGTGAGCAGGCAGACAGCCGAAGGGCTGGCCGAACTGGTCGCATCCGTGTACGCGCGCGCTGAAATCCGCCTGCTGCGGCTGATCGCCACCCACCTTGAGGCCGGCCACGAGGCACCCGAGTGGGCAGAACGGAAGCTGGCTGAGCTGCAGATGTTTCGGCGCCGTGCTGCCGCAGTCGTCAAGGCTGCCAGGCTTGAGGCTGTGGGCGAACTGGTGCATGCACTCGAGAGCGCCTATCTGCGTGGCGCAGCCACGGCTGAGGGCGACCTGCGACGCCTTGGCCGGGAACTGGACCTGCCAGTCACCCACGCCGAACGCGCAGTGGCTGCGTTGGTGGCCGGCATGAGTGACCAGCTTGAGGCGTTGGACCTTCCGGTGGTGCGGCAGGCAGCAGACGCGTACCGGGCTGCTGTGGTCCGTGCAGCATCGGGGACACTGACTGGTGCCACCACGAGGCTGCAGGACGCACAGCACGCGCTGGACGAGTTGGCGTCACGCGGCCTGTCGGGGTTCACGGACACGGCTGGGCGGCGTTGGGGTCTGTCGACGTATGTGGAGATGGCGACGCGCACCACGACCGCTCAGGCTGCGGTGCAGGGTCACCTGGACCGGCTCGAGCAGGCCGGCATTCCGTTGGTGATCGTGTCGGACTCTCCACGCGAGTGTCCGCGGTGTCGACCGTGGGAGGGCAAGGTGTTGGCCCGTGGGCCGGTGCCTGCGATCATGGGTGACGCGGTGACCGGCAAGAGCATCCGGGTGCGTGTGGATGGGACGCTGGCTGAGGCTACGGCTGCGGGGTTGTTTCACCCGAACTGCACTCACTCGGTGTCGGCGTACGTCCCTGGTGCCACACGGTTGGATCAGGCCACGTCGAACGCGGTGGGGTATGCGCAGAAGCAGGAGCAGCGCAGGCTTGAGCGGAAGGTGCGGGAGTGGAAGCGGCGTGAGGCTGCGGCCATGACACCGGAGGCCAAGCGGTTGGCTGCCAGCAAGGTGCATGGTTGGCAGGGTGCGGTCAAGGCGCACACGGAGGCTACGGGGTTGCCGCGGAAGCGCAACCGGGAGTCACTGACCGCCGCCCGCTAGGCCGTCTCCCCAATGGGTCTCTGTCTTGCGTTGGTCAACGTGCTCGGGGCACAGGTCGCGCCCACCGGGCAGGCCGACAAGCCACCCACCTCCGCGCATGTCGCGCCGTATCTCGGCCGCAGAGTCGCCCACCACGTGCCACCCACAATCCGTGCCATCCGGTCTCTTGCCGTCACACCAGATGGTTACGAGACCTGTTGCCGTCATGGTCCGATCCTCTCATCAGGCAGCCCGCGCGGCTGCGTACTCGCGTCCCTTGGGGCCACCCCACGACAGCGCCAGTTCGCGCATGAAATCCCCGAGGTTAGGCCGCGGGTGCTGTGCTCGGTACTCGTCCACCTCGGTGGTGTACCCGTAGGTGGCGTTCTCGCAGGCTAGCCACCATGCGTGGTCTGCAGCGTGCCATGCCTGCCAGATGTGTTCGCGCCAGAGGTTGCGGCCGATGCGCCGACCGCGCTTGTCACACCTCACCACCGGGGTGCGCAGAACTTGCCGGTTGCGGTGAACCATCCCTCACGCGCGACCCGATCGAGCATCACGACCCGGCGCGGGTTGCCGTCCACCTCACCGCAGGAGGCGCACCGCTGGCGCATGTCGTCCATGCGGACGATCGGTTCTGGCGACCACGCGGGCACGCAGTCGCGGCAGACGTAACGGACGACGGTCCCAGGGGTCTCGGTCTCCATGCGTAGATAGTACGCACAACGCTGCGCATTGCGCAAGCACTTCGCACCACATTTCTCGTGGTACCCTCGCGCGCCCGCGCGCATTGTACCCTCAGAACTTGCGCACTACCCGCGCAATGCACTATCTTGTGTGACAACGTGGCATCACTGCCACCCAAACCTGACGGCCGCGCCTGGTGCGCGGCCTTTCGCATGCACCCAGGAGGCGCAGCACACATGAACACCACCGGTTACACCCCAAGCTCTGACGTGCTGGCCGCTCTCGAGGCCGGCGACATCGAGGGACTGTTGGCCGCGTCGCGTGCGCGGTTCGGCGGGTTCCGCATGGAGGGCGAGGGCGGTGACCCCGCCGGTGGTGGAGACCCCGCTGGTGATCCGGCGGGCGATCCTGCAGGCGACCCGAGCGGAGACCCCGAGGGCGACCCGAACGGGGACCCTGCTGGCGATCCGGCCGACGAGGACGCGCGAGTCAAGCGAGCCAACGCACAGGCCGCTGCAGAGCGCGTGAAGCGCCGACAGCTCGAGACCGAGCTGGCCAGCGTCAAGGACATCGTGACCAAGATCGGTGCGGTGTTCAACCCCGAGTCCGGCCCCGAAGCCGACCCGGCCGCACTCACCGGCCAGGTGGAGCAGCTGACCACCGAGGCCGCGCAGCTCCGCGCAGAGCTGCTGGTGCACACCATCGCGGGAACGAACGGCGGCAACCCTGTTGCCCTGCTCGACTCCCGCACCTTCGCAACCAAGCTGCACGGGCTGGACCCGGCAGCCGACGACTACACCGACCAGGTGGCTACGGCCATCAAGGACGCGGTGAAGCAGAACGCCAGCCTTGCAGCGGTTACCGGTCAGGCACCGGCCGCGGGGGGCGCATCGGGCGCGGGCCAGGGGTCCGCACAGCCTGCCGGCGCTGTCACACAGGAGCAGTTCAACGCCATGGGCGTGGCTGAACGAAGCCAGCTGTTCCGCACCAACCCCGACCTGTACCGGCGACTGGCAGCGAACATCCGCTGACCGGCCGCTGACCCGATCACGAGAGGACCACAGACGTGGCTTTCATTGACCCCGAGGTTTTCGCAGACCTCGCCCAGGCATCGTTCACCGGCAAGGTGAAGGTGCTTGGTTCGACCGCCGTGAAGTCGGACAACACCCTTGAGGGTGTCCCCGGTTCCACGATCACGTTCCCGAAGTGGGGCGCGCTCGGTGAGCTGGACGACCTGACCAAGGGCGTTGCCATGACGCCGGCGAGCATGTCCCAGACCAGCAACACCGCCACGATCAAGGAAGCCGGTAAGGCTGTCCTGATCGATGACGCCGACAAGCTCACCATCCTTGGTGGCCAGGGCGGCGCCGAGACCGAGGCCATTCGCCAGTTCGGTGTTCTCGCCGCGCGCAAGGTGGACGGTGACCTCATTACCGAGGCTGTCGCCAACGCCGGCCACGCGCTCGCGCCTGGCGCGGTCGCGCTGTCGTGGTCGGTGCTCGTGGACCACTTCGCGCAGTACGGCGACGAGTTCGAGCCGGACGAGTTCGCCGGTATCTGGATCAACTCGGCGCAGATGGCAACGCTGTTCAAGGACAGCCAGTTCATCGACGCGTCGAAGATCGGCGACAGCTCGGTAGTCCGCACCGGCACGCTCGGCAACATCGGCGGCATCCCGGTCAGCCTGACCAACCGTGTGGCCGCGGGCACCGTGCTGACCCTCAAGCACCAGGTGCTGGGCGCGCTGTACAAGCGCCGGCCGCTGGTCGAGACGGACCGCGACATCCTCAAGCGGCAGGACGTGTACACGACCAACGTGCACTACGCCGTCAAGGCCATCGACACGGCGGGCGTCGGCAAGATCACCGGCCTGGTCTGATCGGGGGCATGACACATGGGCATGCTGCTGACACACCACGAGGGCTACTGGCCCGAGGGTAAGGCACCGAAGGCAACCAAGCGCAGCCGTCCGCGGCGGCACAAGGTTGTCGGTGAGACGCCCGCCGAGGTGGTTCCTGCTGAGGACGCCAGCCCGTACGCGGAGCTGACCGACGAGCAGGTGGCCGAGGCGTACGCCACCAACGTGGGCGAGGACGCCGAGGGCCGCGAGGCTCAGGTGGCTGCGCTCGAGGCGCTGGACGCCGAGGCCAACCCGGCCGAGTGACGCAAGCGAACCCGGCCACCCCATCACACGGGTGGCCGGGTTCCTGCACACAGGAGGCACACATGGCGCACATCGCGCACCGGCTCGGTGAGTTCACCGGCCACATCGGACCCGTGGCGTTCGTCAAGGGCCACGCCGAGACCGACGACCCGGACGTGATCGCGTA